GGGAAAGCATGGCATCATGGACCAGAACATTGACGGTGACTGGTTTATCTCCGACTCCGATTGTGCTCAGCGTGTCGCGACACTCCATAATGCCTTTAGTGACGGTGTCGTACCATTTTATGTTAATCAGCTTTGCATGAAGGATGAGACTCTCAAGTGCAATGCAGACGGAGTTGTTAAGAAGACTAGAGGTGTAAAGTGCGCCCCCATTGAAGCCAACCTTTGTGGAAAGATGTATTTCGGAGCAATGGTTGGTCTCTTTAAAAAGCATTTCCATTGCATCCCATTTAAGTGTGGGATGAATGTTTTTTCAAGCGACTGGGACGACTTTATAAAGTGGCACCGAGAGATTGGGTATAAAGCGTTTGATGGGGACATTGGCGGTCAAGAGAACATCATAAAGGGTGAAATTTATGATGAGCTCTATCGCTTTACGATCAGGATTTATGCCTATTACGGTGAGACTCCAACGGATGAAGAAAAGAGGCAGAGGGCGAGTTATTTGGCTAGTTTATGCCATTATTATTTCGTTCTTGGTGCTGATCTTTTTCGAGCAAAGTTCGGAAACCCCAGTGGGAACTGGCTCACAGCGTTCATATGCTCTTTCTGTAGTGGCATCCTACTTGGCCTGGCCTATTTCGGTCTAGCCGAGCAACATGACCCATTGAAGGCCAATGTTTATTGTTTCTTGCATTATGTTAGGATGTCGCTCGCCGGCGACGATAATTTCGTCACTAGAGCTTCTTGCATTGAATGGTTTTCTGGGGCAAACGTTTCTAAGTTTCTTTTTGAGAATTTTGGTTGCAAGTATACAGACGCAAAGAAAGGGGCAGTCTTCCCTCCTGATAGAGATGTGACACAGTGCAGTTTTTTGGCTTGCACTACCCGTTTGTCTGATGACTATCCAGGTATCACGTATATGGCATGCATTGATGAGGGTCCACTTGATAAATGTGTGCAGTATGTCTCGAAGAAGGCGGCCGATGGTGACGCACGGATTGCGATTATTGACAACGCAAATATGGCCATCTCCCTTGTGTGGACTTCTG